CCCCTGCGTTCCTTGCTGTGAGGGTGTCGGTTACTTGTTCACCGTTCCAATATTGATACACGATCAAGTTTTCCGAGCCCCCCCCCGTAATCGCCGCCGCTGGCTTTAAGCGTTCCGCAGCCAGGGCGCCAATTTGCAAATTGGTAATTTTCAAACATTATCATCACTTTTGTACCTCCATTATTACAACCGGCGGATCCTTGTAGCTTGTTGCCAGCAGGGTAAACATCGGTTGCTCCGGCGTTGCTATGTTCCAAAACCGGGGATCGTACACATAACGAGGGGAACATTCCCCCCCCCGGTGCCCATTCGGGCGTTGAGGGTTTGTACTATACCATCCTCGGCAATTTTAACCCTGCTGTCAGCCGGATGGTTTTCAAGTGCTATGGCGGGCTGATTATCGCCGCTTTGCGCTCTCAAAGCCGGTGCTTTTCCGTCTTGCCAGATATGCCCGCCAACACGGGAACAGGATCCCGGCTCAAAAACCACAACATCACCTTGTGGCGGGCTTGGTACAAAAGGGAGTACGGCGGGGCGGTCAATGGTGTTAAGGGTGTAGCTTACGCCCTCGGTCCATCCTTTTCCGTTGCATCCTGCGGTGTCAGCTCTGTCGATGCAGTTACCTTGTATGCAATAAGCCCCCCCCGTTGAGCCTGCTGTATTAAAGCAAGTTTCAATATTTCTGGGAGCTGCTTGTCCCTCTTTTCCGCACGGTTTAATATACCCAGGCACGCCCTGGCGCTCAAAGAGTATTTCGGGTGCGGTGAGGCCTCCAAAATCTGCGACAAGTGCGATGCGTTTTCGTCTTTGGGGCACACCCCAAAACTGTGCATCAAATACTCGCCACGCAATGCTCCATTGTCCTCCCACATCGGTAAGGCATCCGGCTGGAGGCCATCCGTTTTTAGGGATAGGAACAGCGGGGGCTTGTTCGCAGGCCACTTTTGCGGTTTCTTGGAGCACGATGCTGAAATCGGCTCCTTTGTTGGAGCTGAAAGCTCCGGGCACATTTTCCCACACCATATACCTTGGGCGGGTGTCTTTTCCTGTTCTGCCTCGTTCAAGGTCAGCCCTCCTCATTTCTTTTATTATCCGTAATTGCTCCATAAAGAGCCCGGACCGTTCACCGGCAAGCCCTGCCTGCTTACCCGCAACCGAGAGATCCTGGCACGGGCTGCCGCCAATAATCACATTGACAGGCTCAACAAGGTTGCCGTTTATCTTTGTTATATCGCCGTAATGTTTCAAGGTTTCGCCTCCCTCAAAAAGTCGGGGTATAGCCCTTTGTGGAGTTCTTTTTCAATAGCCTTTTTAATTTCCTCGGCAGGATCCGGCATAGCCGGTGCCGCCATTGGCGTTAAAAGATCCGCTGAAATCTTGGCAGCGCACTGTGCTTTGTTTCTGTCATCCTCATAGTGCCGGATGTTCTTATCAATGTAGCAGCAATATGCGTGCTCAACCTCTGCGCCCGCACTCTGCTTAAAGTCAGGCAGGAAAGCAACCACATCTGCTGTATCAATCATTGCAAAGCAGATACGCATATAATCAGCAGGCTGCATACCGATGGGCATCCAGGTGGGTGTGAGTACGGTGTAGCCCTTTTTTTTGTAGAATTTTTCAGCCTCCTCAAACTTTGCTTTATAATCGGGATCGCCGGTGATTTTTCCGGCTATGTATATTTTAGTTGCCATACTTGTTTACCTCGTTTCCCCAGACATCCCAGCCCGGTGTTGTATTCCTTGCAAAAAGCTCTATGTAAGAGTGATCCCCCCCCATAAGCTCTCGGATCTTATCTCGTGTAATATCCGGCTTTTGGGAATGGGCACGCAGCGGTGCAAAAATAAGTTGGCTTACGCTGTTGCTTGCCCTGTGTGGCTTACCCTTAACAGCTATAAGGCAGGGCTCTGTGTTGCCCCTGGTCCAACGCCCAAGGCCGAAAAAGTAACCGTTGCCACTGCGGTTTTGCTTTACCCACTGAAAGCCGATGCTTTTATACTTAAAGCCCCACGCCTCAATTACTTTTAATGCCTCTTTGAGCATAGGGTAGGTTGCCCAAAGGAAAAGCACGCAGTTATCAGCCGCCAGATCCTGCACCGGCAGGCTGCATATATCCTCAATACGCATTGTGGGGTAGTGGTCGGCAGCATTGCCGTTGCATCGCTTGTCCTGGTAGCTCCACGGCGGATCTGCGTATATAACGCTGTATTTTTTATTTGGAAAAGGTATCATTCTTCCTCACCAACCATTTCTTTTAAGAGAGTATCAATACATCGTGTTGTAATTATCTCATAATATTTGCCACCCCTTAAATAGGGCATAGCGGCATCTTTCAATTTCTCCGCAAACTCTTTGTATGCCTCGACTTTGATTTGCTCAACGGTTTTGAAATTCGGGCAAGGGCCTTGTACGCAATATTCCGTTACTTCACCGTCATTAGCAATGTAAAGTGTTTTCTTTATCATGACTTTTTACCCATTTATGGTACCTCCGGTAATCAATTCCGAATATGGCAAACTCCTAATCCATTCAATAAAACCAAAAGACCATTCATCCAACTTATGATTTTTGCGAGATTTATAAATATTAGCTATGACTTCATAATTCAACATGACTGTTCGGCGTTGATTATAAGAGCTCGGCAGAAGTTGAATCATTTGCCACCAATATTTTTTGTCTTGAGTTTCAAGATAAAGTTTACGAAACGTATTTAGGTTATTTACAGTAGCTTCCATCATACTTTTTGCTGAATAAACACGGCATGGGATAGTTTCGTCAGAAATAAGATGTTCGCAACTAAAATCTTCAAGCGTAAATTCCTTATCTGCGATTTTGTGCATGGTACTACAAGAGTTTGCAACTGTACCAACCTTGTATGTGTCAAATTCTTTCCACCAATATAGCGGAGCAGTAATATCAACATATACAGTAATCATTCGCATGAACTTACGATGATCCGTACCAGCATTGCGAAGAGCCGTCATGAGCTTCTGGTCATTAGGACCGATTGCTAATTCTAAATAATTATCCGTGTCTTCGTCTACAAAAATATAATTATCTCTGGGCCAATCAGGGCTCCAACCACTATCACTCTTCTCCCAAGAGTTCATAGGATTGCGCATGCCTCTGATAGCAGACACCCAACCAAGGACTTCTGTATTTTCAAATTTAATCATTATCTTTTTTCTCCTTTATTCCTCAATTCTCATTCCGCATTGCTTTGTGTGATTGCTTTATATTCGCCGTACTCGTCGAGTTGAAAAATTGGACTTACTGGCTCATAACCTTTGCTTTCGTAATAAAGTCGGGGGGGGGATAGTAGCACTCCTTTTTTTGTAAACTAACAAATTTCAATTAACTAATCGTTTGTGAGTTCTTCGTAAAGTCTTTCTAATTCAGTCCATTCTTCATCGGTTGTGCCAAATACCTCAAAATATTCATACTGATAACATATATCTACTTCAAAATGTTCACCTGAAAAAATATTTATAGTTAAGTCCCCACACCAATTGCGAGTGTTGAATATTCCCAAACTGGCTTGTGGATATTGATTTTTGATAATCTGTTTTACTTTCTTAAACTCTTCTATTCTGTTCATTTCCAATACTCCTTTCTGCTGCTCGACAATTTGAAATAATAAGTTCCTTTTATAATTTCTTCATCAGTAAATTTCTTATCGGTCATTTACAGCACCTCCTTATTCACTCGCCTTGAAATTGTACACAGGCTTGATGATGTTCGCGACCTCTACGGTGTCCGCAATATTGGCAATAATTTCCTTCATCGTCTTGTAAGCCATCGGACTTTCGTCAATAGTAGAACGGCTGACAGAGGTAGTGAAGATACCCTTCATGGAATCCTCATACTCCTCGAGAGAAACCAGCTCTTTCGCCTTACTGCGGCTCATTACTCGACCAGCACCATGAGGAGCTGAACAGTTCCAATCATCATTACCCTTACCAACACCGATGATACAACCGTCACGCATATTGATAGGAATGAGGAGCTTTTCACCAGCTTTCGCAGAGATAGCCCCCTTACGAACCATGTTCGTCCCAAACTCAATGTAGTTATGAACGGTCTCGAACATCTGCAAATCCCAGTAGGCGATGTCACTTCCGAACAAACTGCTGACGATTCGATTTGCGATTTCATATCGGTTGATTGCCGCAAAATGCTGACACGCTTTCATGTCGTGGAGATAATCTTCCCGGTGTTTTCCTGTGAGGTAGCACAGTTCCTTCGGAATCCCGAGAGGGTTCGGAGAGAACTTTCTATGAAGCTCGGCAATCGCTTTCTGAATCTCTGCTTTACGCCCTTGCGTCTTATAGTCGGCAATAAGTTTCTCTTGCATAGCAATAAGTTCGTCCTTACCTTGCATGGTTTCAATGGCAAGATTCTGATAGTATTCGGCAACCTGTTTTCCCAAATTGCGGCTACCAGTATGAATCACAAGGTACTTCACACCTTCGGAATCTGTGTCAATCTCAATAAAATGGTTTCCACCTCCGAGAGAACCGATGGAACGAACCAGTCGTTCCGGGTCTTTGAGAGCCTTGTAGCATCGAAGATTTTTAATCACCCCGGTAGGGTAGATAGCCGTCTCGTTTACTTCACGACCACTCGGTACATCTTCCCGGATAGTCTTATCAAGATAATCAAAATCAATGTCAATCTTACCAAGTTCCACGGTTAGCATACCGCAACCAATATCAACACCAACGATGTTCGGAATGACCTTATCACCTAAATCAGCCGTAAAGCCAATGACACAACCAGCCCCAGCATGAACATCGGGCATGATACGAACCTTGCAATCTGCGAAAGCTGGTTGTTTGATAAGGGTATAAATCTGATTCAGAGCCGTAGGCTCGATGTTATCAGCAAAAATCTTTAAGTCGCTCATTACAGCACCTCCTTCAATTTCAGACCACCAATAAGTCGCATAACCGCTCGAAGTCGATTTCATGGTTTATCATTTTCTCACCTCATTTTGTTCGATTGTATATTATAAGCGAAATTATCGAGCCTACTGAAATGCCCGTAAAGAAAGCACTTATTATATAGAGAAAGTTCATTTTCCGTCACTCCTATTGCCATGTTACCTCCCATATACTGCATAGCCAAGCCTCCTAATCTTTCTTGAAAAATTTACCAACCCAACCATCGGCGCCAAGGGGCAAGCCCGGAGCCCACGGAACAGGGCGGCTCATTATTTCAACTGTTTTTGCAAGCATCGCATCGTTGTCTGCAAACGGTCTTATATCAATTACCACCTCATCGTGTATGTGGAATATAACCGGCAGCCCTGCTGCCTCCAGGTGTTCAATAGCCTGCGCCAGACAGTCACGGGCGATGGCTTGCACACAATTCTCCACGAGCTTGCCGCCGTAGGTTTCGATGCGTTTCCATTTCTTTGTGGTCTGGTCCATACCCATATACGATATTGAGGGGTTGCCCCATTGGTTTACGCCTATTTGCGGGGCATTGTAAAACAGTTTTCTGCCGCTTGGCAGCGCTATTGTCATATAGTCGGTGCCTTGTGTTGCATCCCATTCGTGGGCAAGTATAAGGCTGCTTACGCTCACGCTGCCGCCTTGAGTGATGACCTGCACAGCGGCGGCATCCACCTTGTACCACAGGTCCCTTATGTGTTTGTTGGCATCACGCCAACGGCTCACAATATCGGGCAGATCCTCTTCCGGTATGCCCATATCAAGTGCACCCATATTGATAAGTGCGCCGGTGCTGCCTTGATAACCAAGGGCAAGCTCTGCAACCTTACCTTTTTGCCGGAGGGCATATTCGGGGTTGCCCTTTTTTATAAGGTCAATGGGCACGCCGAACATCTGCGAGGCTGATGCCTCGTATATTTTGCCGTGGGTGCGGAAAACCTCAAGCCTCCACTCCTCACCGGCAAGCCAGGAAATAACACGGGCCTCAATGGCCGAAAAGTCGGCATCAATCAGCACATTACCGGGTGCGGCAATAAACGCGGTGCGTATCAGCTGTGAGAGCGTGTCCGGCACGCTACCGTAAATGATTTTTAAGGCATCCAACTTACGCCCTTTTACAAGGTCACGGGCAAGCTCCAACGGCTCTGTATAGGTACGGGGTAGGTTTTGTATCTGCACCAAACGCCCCGCCCAGCGGCCTGTGCGGTTGGCACCGTAAAATTGTAAGAGCCCACGCACACGCCCATCCTGGCACACAGCCTGCTCAATGGCATCGTATTTTTTGGTGCTTGTCTTACCGAGCTCCTGCCGGATCTCAAGCATACGCTGTACCTCCGGGCTGTTATCGTCACGGGCAAGCATTTTGGCAACGGTGTCCTTGCGCAGGTCTGTTATTTCTTTGTCAGTTTCTTTTTCCAGCCAAGCTGAAAGTTGGGCTACGCTGTTGGGGTTGCTTAACCCGGATATTTTCACAGCCTCGGTTGTAAGGGTGTTGCGGACCGTTGCCCCAAGCTCAAGGGCACCCTCAACCATCCCCATATCAACAGCAACGCCTCGGCTGTTGATAATAAGATCCGTTTCCCATTCCCGTTGCACGAAATCGGGGATCTCGATAGCAGATAATCTGCGCTCAATTTCCATTTCGGTTGTGACATCCTGGCGGTTATACTCTTTGAATAACTCCCAACGCTCCGGCGCGTGGTGCGGGTAGTTCCGTGTTCTGCCGCCGTTTGCTTTTGACGGGGCGCAAGGTACGCAGAAATAGCGTATAAGGGCTTTGCCGGTATTCAGTTTGCGTTTATCCTCCGGCAAGCCCAACGCTCTGCCTGTGGCATCCAAGCCTGCCGTATAGCCTGCATACAAGCCGTGGAACATTGTGCAACGCCACTGTGCCGGTGGCAGCTGCCTGCCCATATACCGGGACAGGCAGCCCCACTCAAAGGGCGCGTTGTATGCGTGTTTTAAGCACTGCGGATCAAGCAACGCCTCGGCAACCCATTTGGGGAGCGTTTCGCCTTGGGCAAAATCACAGCACACCGGCTCCGCACCGTTAAGGGAGTAGGCAAAGAGGAGGATCTCAAAGTCAGGGCTTTGTATGTACTTTTGGGCACCGGCTTTTTGTATCGGCACACTTGAAAATGTTTCAAGGTCAATACTTAAATGATCCATACTCTTTTACCTCCTTTTCGTAAATTTCCGGTGTGATATTACCAAGGCTGCCCTGTGATCGGGTTTACCGCCGGACGGCTCTGCGGCTGTGCGGGTGTTGCCTGTTGGGGTGTAGTGGGCTGCGCCTGCGGATAAACGGGAGCGGTGGTCGTCTGTGCTGCAAAGCTCTGACCGAGACCCTCAAAGTCGCTGGCTGCGGATGCACCACCGGCAAGAGCCTCACCGTCACGGGTTTTAAGTACATTACCAAGGCCACAGCCTACACCTTTGCTGCCCGCCGTGTCGTAGGCAAAAAAGTTAATAGTTACACGGGCATACATACCACTGTAGATGTCCGAGGGGGCGAGTTCACAATCAAGATTGTCAATACCGACAACTTGAGGCTTGTTCTTGGTGCTGGCGGTCAATACCCAATGCCCTTTGCACTCATCACCAAATGGCAAGCCGGACGGACGGAGTCCGTCACCGTCGTGCACAATCTGCTTGGGTGTGGGGTGTGCACCGCCCCATTTCTTGCTTACACCGTCATCATACGCCGCCTTAATAGAAGCGTTAATGTTGGCAATGGTTGCAGCGTCGGTTTTGGGGATAAGCAGCGTAACGCTGTACTTGGGCTCACCGCCCTGTTGGGGTGCTCTGGGGGTAGTAAGGTTGGCGTAGGAAAGTCTTACTTCGCCGGTTAATACTTTGGTTGCAATGTTCTGGTACATAATTCTTGAACTCCTTTATTACGTTAATTTTCATTCGGCGCATTGTTTGTATTTGGCGCCTTGGTTATTTCCATAAACTGCTTGAGCCCTACCTCTACCAAGCCGAGGTACTCAAGCACCCGTTTGAGGGTTTCGGTGTCGCTTGCTTTAATAGCGGCAGAATCACCGACAAACGCGTCTATAATTTTTTGTGTAGCTTTGTTAACCTTTTTGCCCTGCTGAACGATACGCACGCCAAGCTTTGCTTCCTCCGGTGCGTCGCTTTCAAGCATTGCTTCGATTAACATATCTGACAGCATATCGCAGGCCTGGCTGCGGGCTCTCATTTCCTCAAGTCCATGGGGAGTACTTTCGTTAAACATTGTTGCTTGCCTCCTTATAATCATTAAAAATGTGTTTTGGCTTTAAGCATTTATCTCGGCAAAGTCTGCGGCGGCAGGGTTGTAAGCCTCCCGTTTATCCGTAAGCAATGCAAGGGTGGGTTTTCCGATGGGCTTTACCACAAAGCTGCCGAGCTTGTCCGCAAATTCGGTTTTGCCCATAAGTTTCTCAAGCTCCGTAAGTGTTTTGGGCTTGAGGTCATACAAGAGTGATTTATCATACCCGGCAGCCATAGCGGCGTTAAGGGCAGCCTCCGTGTCCGTAAAGGTGCGGTTGCTCCTGCCTGCAACGGCTTTCCAGCCGGGAATTGTACCGCCTTTGAGAATAGTGCCGAGGGCATATTCCTCAAGGTCCTTGTACCACTTTACAAGCTCCTGGCCCCTTACAAGCAGATCGCCAATTTCGGCATCCGTAAGCACGCCCTGCCCAAAGAGGGGCGGCTTTTCAGCGTTCTGCGGTACGCAGTCCTTAAATTCCTCAAGTGCGGTGTTTTGGTCTGCACGAGCTTTGCATTTCGCTTTGCCTCGACAAAAGCGGCAATGCTCACCGGGGCAAAATGCCCCAAGCCCCATATAAGCCTTTGCGGCAATAGGTTTAATGCTTTCACCCCAAGCAAGCAGATCCTCAACCGTTATGGTTTCGCTGCTTGGCTCCGTCTGGATGCGGGGCTGGTCTATCGTCATACAAACCTTTTTGATACTGCCGCCATAAACGGGCTTGTACCGTTTTAAGGCACCAAGGGCATACAAACGCATTTGCGGGTTGTTTTCAGCCGATACGGGCACGCCCTTACCGTGCTTATAGTCGGTAATGCTCAAGGTATCACCGCCGATCATAATGCAATCGCAGGTACCAAAGCCCTCCGGTACATATTCGGCAAAATCAACCTGCACCTCGGCGGCCACATTCGGCTTTGCGTTATACTGCATAGCCCTTTCAGTAAGGTGCTCCAGGTACAGATCCGAGGTCTTGTCCATCTCGTCCTGGTAAAGTGGGTTTTCTTTCAGCTTTTTAAGCCTTGAGGTGTAAGTGCGTGGCTTAATCTGCGTGGTAAAATGTTTAATAACTTTCAGCTCACAAATAGCGTGAGCCAGGCGGCCCTCCTCCGCATATTCCGATGTGTTTTCCGGGAATTGCTCCTCAAAGCGAGGGGCGGCGGTGCAATGCAGCCAACGGGCTGCGGAGGATGCCGACAGCAGAGCGTGTTTTTCCGGTGTTGGCATTGTTATCCCTCCTTAAATCGCAGCGCCCAGGGCTCTTAATTCATTTGCAACGGCGCCGTAGCTTTCGGGTGCAAGTTCTGTAAGGCTTACCACGCCAAACTTACCGAGCAGCTGCATAAGCTGATCCATTTTTCCGGCATCAATAAGCGCCGAGCCTGCAGTTGCAATCATATCAAGCGTGTACTGCGGTGCAGAGGTCGGAACGGCGGGAGCCGGTGCTACATTAGCCGCAGGTGCTGCGGCGGGGGCAGGCGCGGCAACAGGGACCGTGGGGGCAATCGGGGTTGCCGTCTGGGCAGGTGTCGCACTCAAAGGTGCACCAGGTACCGGTGCAGCGGTAAGCTTTTTCATCGCTGCAAAAGCAGGCGTTGCGGGCTGTGCAATCGGTGCTGATGCAGCCGATGCACCTGCTTTTGCAGCGGGTTTTAAGTTCTCGCCGTTAAGTGCAGCGGTAAGATTTTTCATCGCTGCAATAAGTTCTTCTGTTGCCGATAGTTGAATTTTCATTTCTAACATTGTTGTTAGCCTCCTTGGTTATTTAAGAATTTTTTCAAAATCGTTGCCTATTTTCTTGTTACTCATTTACTTGCTTTTTTAGGGAAAAGCTTTTCATAACATCTCTTATGAATAAACACAGTTGCATAGCATCGGCGTTTGGTAAAATGGTATGATTCGTTTCCGATAGGTTCTCCGCATTCGACGCATTTAGCTTCTCTTATAGATTTAGTAGTCATCTTCGTCAACTCCTATGAGGCTCGCCTGACGGCGCAATTTCAGATTCTCGGAAGAGAAAAGACAAACCGGGGCGACTCCATAAGCAGCGTGGGCACAGCTGCAAGCGAGGTGGCCTGATGGAATGATCGCACGAACGTCTTCACTGAAGCCGCTGTAGAGGGAGCTGCCCCATGGAGTAAGCGTCCACATCCATCCGGTGTAGTGTGGTATAAGGTCTCTGCATTTTCTGTATTGATCACAAGACAGTATTGTTACATAGTCCTTACAAGTGCCGTACTTTCTGTCGCCATTGTCTGCAATCAGATCTGATGTCTGCATTATAAGATGGTTCCTGTTGAGTTTATTGAGGAACTCATCGTTCAACACTCTGCGTAAGGACGACTCTTTCCAGTTGTTGTGATTATCGACATCGAACGGAAGCTCCTGCCATACTTTTGCAGTGATCGCAAGGTAATTCTCGTCGATAATATCAAGGCAGATAAATTCGATTCCGTTATAAATGAAGTGCTCACCCGGATTAAGGGTTTCGTTGTTAAATTTAGACATTAGAATTTCCTCCTATGTTTTACGGATTCCGTAATAGCAATGTGCGTCAATTCCTTTTTGAGATAATTCGAACACCTTTGCCTTTACGAAGGAAGTAGCCTCCTCTAATGTAGAGGTATAAGTAATTGTTGTACCTTTGTTCATACCATAGGCGTAATATACGTCGTACATTGTTGTACCCTCCATTGCGTTAACATGTAAAAAGCCAAAGAAAAAACAAGATTATACGGTTTGCCAAGAACAGGCTCAGGAAGTACATTCCGCACACAATTCCGATAAAGACAACGCAACCAATGATGAATTTAAATCCTGTCTTCATTGTCAATTACCTCTTCTTTCAATTCGGACAAGGCAGAACGCGTGTCTCTGAGGGTCGGCACAATGATAAAACCGCACATAAAAATGACTAAAGTTACTAAAGTTTCAATAACAAACATTTGTTACATCCTCCTCACTTTTCTGTCTGCAATCTTCTTGTCAAATTCATAATCGAGTCGCGTCTTAAAAAAAGGGCAGTCGCGCGTTCTGCATATCATTTCTGTTAATATTCGACAACCTGTACCTGAGTACGCGAAACACTCTTTTTGCTCATCACCTGCAAGTAGCTCGTGGTACGAACATTGCAAGACTTTTGCGATTTGTTTAATTAAAGATAAATGAACTATTCTGTAGTCATTCTCAATATTAGTCATTGTGGCTTGCGAGATACCTACCGCGCGAGCTACGTCTTTTTGGGATAGATTTAACGCCTTTCGTTTCTCTTTGATGTTATCTCCAATGCTCATCTTTGTACCTCCTTTGATGTCTTCCAATGATACGGAGTGCCGTACTCTTTTAGATACCACTCCTCAAATTCCTTACGATGCCTCGGGTCTTCGTAGTACCTATAAACCGTTCTGTAAAGAATGCGAGCTAATCGGTTCAACTTTTCTTTTTGCATATTTTTTTCCATAGGCTGCTATGCTCCTTGTCTACTGCACATAAGAAGTCATCATAAGCGGTTATTATTCTGTCGCTCTCCACAAGAATTTCATCAACCTTGGGCCCGGAGCGTGTACCCGCTAAGATAGAGCACAGCTCACTTTTATCGGTCGTTAAGCCCGCATTCTGTAGCTGCTGTATCAGCCATACCTGAGTAAGGCAGTGAGCGGTGAGGCGGTCTTTAACGTGAACGCGTAAGCGTTCCCTTTCTTCTTCGGGTAGCTCGTAATGAGAGATAGGTGCAGCCCAATAATGCCGCTTATAGTCAGTAGGTCTTGAAGTCATATAATCCCTCCCTTCGTGTCAATTTAAAACAAAAGTTACAAATTTGTAAAAACACTTGATTTTAGGGCGCTCCAATGCTACAATTGAAATGCGATTGACAACATAGCATTGGAGAAAGGGGAGGCTTTATGGTCTCCTCCGGTATCCGTGTGTCTTGTCGTTGTTACTTTTGTTGTTTTTATTATAATCCCCAAATTAGGGATTGTCAAGTGGCAAATCAAAATATTAGGGATATTTTTGACTTAAATCCATTGATTAGGGATAGGCAGGAGCATATTATGATTTTTAATGAACGCTTAAAAACACTACTTGCTGAGAGAGATGTTAGCTGGAAGCAAGTTTCCCAAGAACTATCTATTGGTAAAAATCAGCCAAAGTATTGGGCGGATAATGATACTCTCCCGGATGGCAAAACGCTCGTCAAACTGTCACATTTTTTCGGTGTTTCCGTTGATTATCTTCTCGGAAACGAAGAAAGAAGCGCTACTACTGGTCTCGATAGCGACCTCACAGAACAAGAAAAAACCCTCCTCGCTGTCTACAGGGCTTCAAGCGAAGAGGTTAAGTTAAGAATTATTCAAGCTGTTATGAACATCAAGGACGAGTCCGAGAAAACTCACAGAGTGTATCGTGCTGCAAGGTCATCCGATAACGCGGAGCCGGTAATAGTAACACGTTCACAAGAGGATATAGACAGATTGCGAAATGCAAAAGCAGTAACGTGTGACGAAGATTTATGATGAAAGGAATATCACACCTGCTCGTGGTTAAACTACGACAGGGTGATAATGTTGTCTTTTTATGGACGTTACAAGGATATAAGAAACGCGACGTGGCAAGTGTTAATTGATTTCAATATTACGAGCATTCCTGTGAGCGTTACGGCTATAGCGCGAGCGGCTGACATTTTGGTTGTTAAAAATTCAGAGGTAAACGAACTGAAAAGTAATGAAGTAGGAGCCAGTATCAGTAATCGGGGCGAGTGGTATATCGTATACGATGATTCAATGGCACGAGGATGTATACGGTTTACGATAGCCCACGAGTTAGGGCATATATTCTTAGGACACCTTTTAACCGTAGGGTATCACGCGAGAACGGTTAATGCGAGCAAACCCGGGGTTGAACGGGAAGCAGATATTTTTGCGAGTAGGCTGTTAATGCCTGCCTGCGTCATATGGGGTTTAAATATACACACCGCAAAAGATATACAAGATGTATTTGATGTAAGTTACACAGCCGCCAAAATACGTGCTGAACGAATGCAAATATTGTACGAAAGAAATAGATTTTTGACGAGCCCGTTGGAAAAACGGGTATACGATAGGTTTGAACCGTATATACAAGCAAACAGGAGGGTATAAAGCAATGAATGTTGTTCTATATATGAGATACAGTAGCGATAGACAAACGGAGCAGTCTATAGAAGGCCAAAAGAGGGTCTGTATGGACTTCTGCGAGCGACAAGGATATAACGTAGTTGGAGAATATATAGACCGCGCAACGTCTGCGTATAAGGAAACAGCGAAACGTACTAACTTCTGCCGGATGATACGGGATAGTAGTAACGGGTTATGGCAGGGGGTTGTTGTCTATAAGCTCGACAGATTTGCCCGCAATCGCTATGACTCCGCTACCTATAAAGTACGTTTGAAGAAGAACGGGGTCAAGGTTATATCGGCGACAGAAAACATATCCGACAGCCCTGAGGGCGTTATACTTGAGTCAGTCCTTGAGGGAATGGCCGAGTTTTACTCTAAGGAGCTCTCGCAAAAAGTGAGCCGAGGTCTGAATGAGTCGGCGCATAAGTGCAACAGCACTGGCGGTGCAATCCCTTTGGGGTACAAAACGGTCGATAAAAAGCTTACTGTTGACGAACCCAGCGCGCAAATAGTCAAAGAGGCGTTTGATTTATACGCAGGAGGGGCGACTATCTCCGAGATATGCGAGAAATTCAACAGTCAAGGTTATCGCACCAAGAAAGGTACGGAGTTCAATAAAAACTCGTTTAAATCTATGTTTAGAAACGAGAAGTATATAGGGACATATACATATAAGGATATTCGTATAGAGGGGGGTATTCCCGCTATTATAGATAAAGAAACATTCGAGACTGTACAAAAAAGGCTCTCTGCGAACGCACAAGCTCCTGCACGTGGTAAGGCAAGAGTAAATTACCTATTGTCCCAAAAGCTGTTCTGTGGGCATTGTGGGGCTAATATGATAGGCGATAGCGGAAGAAGTAAAACAGGGGAGACCTATTATTACTACTCGTGCAGCACTCGTAAGCGTTTTCACTCTTGCAAGAAAAGAACAATCCGCAAAGATCTTATAGAGCGTATAGTAGCTGAGAACGCTATGCGGTTAATCACCCCTGAAATGATTAACACTATCGCAGATATGGCTATCAAGTGTAACAGAGAGGATATAGAGAGTGACGCTATAATCCCGGCATTGACTGCTGACTTAAAGGAGATAAATACAAGCATCAAAAATCTACTTAAAATGGTAGAGCGTGGCGTTGAATCGGAGACTCTCGACTCAAGGCTCAAAGAATTGGAAAAAAGAAAAAAGGACACCGAGTTGAGACTCGATGCCGCTAAGAGTGAATATCTTACATTGGATAAGACTGTTATTGTGGGTTGGTTATCTCAGTTCTTGAGTGGTGACATAGAAGACGAGGACTTCCGCAGACATTTGATTGATACGCTAATCAATTCTGTCACGGTATGGGACGAGCCTGACGGAGGATACAAGATAACAACCGTTTATAACCTAAAAGGGAACACTCAAACATATAGGGTTAATGCCGACGGTAGTTCGGATATGAAACGTAATTCTCCACCAAAGAAACGACAATTTTCGTGAGAAGATTGTCGTTTCTTTTTGTTTTGTATGTTTATCTTTTCGTTTTTCTTTTTTTGATTTGAAAGATAACGG